AGAAAAGAGAAAGAGGAGTATTACTGGCTACCTTCGTTCGGGGCGACGGCGATGCAATCGTGGATGAGGTTGTCCAGTCTGTTATAACCCGGCACCAATTGACAAATAAGTATATGTTTGTTTTTGAAGATGAGTCAGATCCTAGCCGACGAATAATCACCTACAACGCCAAAATTGAAAAAGGCAGCACTGTTGGGCTAAAGTACTTTACAATAAGAATTCACCGGAAGAAGAAAACGAATACCCTTTATACTATAAATGGGCTCAATAAAGCAGTGGAAGAACAATACGACGGGAAAAGAGGCAGAGATCTTAAATTGGATTGGGATGCCTACCGTAATTCGATTTTGCTTACTTTCGGAGGCAGCCTCAGAGCCATCCGATTGAAACTAGATAAAATTCTAGAAATCGCGCAAGATTAGAAAAAAAACCTTTACATTCTCCCATAATCCTGTATATTAGTAACAGGTCAACAAATCACATAGGAGGATATTATGGGAATCGACCTTGACAAGATGCGTAATAAATACGCGAAACTCAGCAACAAGGGCAATAGCTCTGACGACCGGTTTTGGAAACCAGAGGAAGGAACACAGACAATTCGTGTTGTGTGTCCCCCCGACGGCGACCCTTTCCGTGATTACTTGTATCACTATCGACTTGGGTCAGATAGTAATGTTACATTCATCAGTCCGCGGACTTTTGGGAAGACTGACCCAATCGCCGAATTCGGCAACCAACTGTGGAACGAGGGTACAGACGAATCGAAGGAAATGGCGCGCAAGTTCTTTCCCAAGATGCGCGTGTTCGCTCCTGTTCTCGTTCGTGGCGAAGAAGATAAGGGCATCCGCATTTGGGGATTTAGCAAGACGACTTATGAGCGTCTCTTGAACATTGTTCTTGACCCCGAATATGGAGACATTACTGATCTTCACAACGGCACGGATATTCGGCTGGATTATGGCAAGAAAGCAGGGCAACTATATGCGTCCACTGAGCTTCGCCCAAACCGCCGCACAACTGCCCTGGCAAAGACGGAAAAGAAAGTGAAAGAGCTTTTGGAAACCATGCCAAGTTTCAGCGAGATTTTTGTTGAGACTACTACCGAGGATGCAAAGACTTTGTTGGAGCAAACGTTAAATAGCGGTGAAACAACTGACACTTCTGATGGAAGTGTCCACCTTAAGGGTGGAAAGAAGACTGACGCTACTAATGTGACTGACATTGAGAATGCTTTTGACGAGCTATTAGCGTAGTTGACCTGTCAACCCGCAGGGAGGCACGGGGTTACAGGTGCCTCTCCTTATGGAGATAAAATGACGAGGAACGCTCAAGGCTCTCTTGTAAATGCTTTGCGTAGAGAATTAAACAAAGCAGCCAAAGAAAACATTGCTTACGATTTGCACGGGGAAAATCCGACAGACGTAAAGACTTGGATTCCTACCGGATCAACGCTTTTGGACTATCTTATATCCAACAAGCGAAACGGTGGAATCCCAGTCGGCAAGCTCACCACGATTGCTGGCGAATCCGCCAGCGGCAAGAGCCTTGTCGTAACTCAAATCCTGGCCAACTGCCAGAAGATGGGAGGGTTGGCGATTTATATTGATACAGAGAACGCAGCCTCACCAGATTTTATGGAACAGTTAGGGCTTGACACAAAGAATAATTTCATGTATGTGCAGCCTGGAACTGTTGAAGAGGTTTTTGAAAGTATTGAGCGTCTTATTGGACTTGTTCGCGACAAAGCCCCCGACAAACTTGTTTGTATTGTGTGGGACAGCGTGGCAGGAACACCAGTCAAAGCCGAGGTTGAGGGAGATTACGATCCCAACAGCCGAATCGGCTTGACAGCCAAGGCTCTAGCCAAGGGTATGCGAAAAGTAACGGAGACTCTTGGCAGGGAGCAGATTGCTCTGGTCTTTACAAATCAGTTGAAAACCAACATCGGCGTGATGTTTGGAGACAACCGAGTTGAGCCAGGCGGGAAGGCTCTGCCCTACCACGCTTCTGCTCGGATCTGGCTGACTCAGCACAAGAGCAAAGCCAACGGAGAAATTCGGAACGCCAAGAAGCAGATCATTGGATTCCACACGAGTGCGAAGACAATGAAGTCTCGCTTCGGGCCATCCCCTCGTAGTTGCGAGTTTGATGTTTTGTTTGACCTGGCTAACGACCGAGTTGGGATTGATGATCCCGGCTCATGGCTTACTGCTATCGGCGGAACACCGGGCTGTGAGCGTAGCGGTGCCTGGTATACTATTAATGTTGACGGCAAAGATAAAAAATTCCAAAGCAAAGACTTTCCGAAACTTCTGGAAGACGAGAACTTTAAGAAAAGAGTTCTTGACATTCTGGAAGATGAGTGTAGAATAGGAAAGAAGCAGTAGGAATGTTTGTCTTATGGAAGCCACCACCAGAGCTAAAGTCAACAACAAATATCTTCGGATGGCTCTACGCAAAATTGAAAGCGAAGATTTCTGCGAGCAAATCCAGCATCGGCACGTTGCTGTTATAGCAAAAGCTGGGCGCATCCTCGCCGTCGGTCGCAACCGAAATAAGACACACCCAGAGGCAGTCACTCTTAATGAGGACGGCGACAGAATCTTGAAATCCATTCACGCCGAGTTAGACGCCATTTTCAAGGTAAAAAACAAAGAGCAACTTAGGGGTGCCACCATTTATGTAGCCCGAAAGGGTCGCAGTGGCCACCCCGGAATGTCTTGCCCCTGCAAAATGTGCCAGGGGCTTATTAATAAGTATGGGTTAAAGCGAGCAGTCTTTACGACTGACTACGGCACCGGTACAATAGAATTCACAGGAGAAGCGGTATGAGCCAAAAAAAGAAACGAGTTTTGATAATTGATGGAATGAATAATTTCATCCGATGTTATGTGGTTGACCCAACAATGGATGTTAACGGAAATCCCATCGGTGGTGTTACGGGGTTTCTCAAAACTCTGCAAAAGAACATCAGAGAAACCAAGCCAGATATGGTTGTTATTTGTTGGGAAGGCGCAAACGGTTCACAAAGAAGACGGCAAATCGATAAAAATTACAAGCTCGGACGAAAACCTCCTCGCTTAAACCGGCAATACGAAATAACTCCGGAAGAACAACAAGAAAACAAAATTCAACAACAGATTCGACTAATTGAATATCTAGAACAATTACCCATAGTTCAGTTGGCGGCTGATGGTACTGAAGCAGACGATGTGATCGCTTGGGCAGTGCAGACAGCATATTTTGATGGTTGGCAAAAACTAATCCTGTCCAATGACAAAGACTTCTATCAGCTTTGTGATGACGATACAATTATTGTTCGCCCAACGAGCAAAGAGATTATTAATAAAAACCGGCTCATTGATGAATTTGGGATACATCCCAGAAACTTTGGATTGGCTCGATCTATTGTTGGGGATAAGTCTGATAATCTTGTCGGCGTACACCGAGTTGGACTAGCAACCGTTGCCAAGAGATTTCCTTTTTTGAAAGAGGATAGCGACCACACCCTGAAAGATGTTATAGCGCACGCTAAGAAAAACAAAGATCAGGTTAAGGCTTATGCTTCGGTTAGTGAAAGCAAAGACCTTATTAGCAAGAACTATCAGATCATGCAACTGTATACTCCGATCATTTCTGCCCAATCCCGATCAAAGCTTTCTTGGGCACTGGAGAATATTTCTAAATCAGTGAACAAAACGAAAATCCGTGTTATGCTTATGAAAGACGGAATCGCCTCTCTGAACTTAGATCAGATGTTGGCGTACTTTAAAAGCAAGCAGGAAACGGCTCAGTAAATGACAGCCCCACAAGATGAAAAAATCACATTTTCTAAATTTGGTAAAGCATTTCAAGAAAAGTTAGCTTATTGTGTCCTAACTGATAAAACATTTTCGAACCAAATGACCGAGGTGCTCAACATAGACCACCTTGAAATGAAATACCTTCAGGCTTTTATCGAACTGATCTTTGATTATAAAAAACAATACGAAGTTCACCCCACGTTTACAATCATAGTTTCTATTGTAAGAACCGAGATGGAAGACTATTCGGAGGTTGTTCGGAGCCAGGTTAAAGACTACCTGTCTCGTATTCATACTGGTGCTGTAAATGGAGATGATAGTGATTATGTTAGAGAGAAGGCGCTAGATTTTTGCAAGAAACAAAAACTTAAGGAGGCAATCCTTAAATCCGTGGGACTTTTGCAAACTTCTTCGTTTGAGAAAATTCAAAGCGTTATTAACGAAGCGATGAAGTTGGGCACCAGCACAGATTGTGGTCATGACTTTATACAAGATTTTGAAGACCGGTATACGGTTAAGGCAAGAAACCCTTCCTCGACAGGGTGGACAGAAATTGATTCTATTATCCGGGGAGGACTCGGTAAGAGGGAGCTTGGAGTGATCGTTGCCCCAACCGGAGCCGGAAAATCAATGGCCTTAGTCCACCTCGGTACCCAAGCTCTAAAACAAGGGAAGACTGTTATTCACTACACCTTAGAGTTGGCAGACACAACGGTTGGGAATCGTTATGATAGTTGCATCACGGGGGTGCCCCTAAAAGAGTTGTTTAATTGCAAAGAACAAATTCTTCAAGACATTCAAAAATTAGAGGGCACTCTTATAATCAAAGAGTATCCAACAAAATCGGCAACAATCAATACGTTAGAAAATCATTTAGACAGGATTCGTCAAAGAGGGTATGAACCGGACATGGTTATTGTCGATTATGGTGATCTTCTTCGCCCACAAAATACTACTTATAGACAAGAGCTTCGCCACAATCTCGGAGATATCTACGAAGAGATGCGAGGACTAGCTCAGAAATACGATATTCCTGTTTGGACGGCTTCTCAAACGAACCGTTCCGGGTTGAATGCGGAGGTTATTACTATGGAATCAATCAGTGAAGCTTTTAACAAATGTTTTGTCGCTGATTTGATTTGTAGCATCTCCCGCACAGTGGAAGACAAATCTGAAGATAAAGGTCGAATGTTCGTGGCGAAGAATCGCAACGGGCCTGATGGTATCGTTTATCCCATGCATATAGACACAAGCAGAGTGAGGTTAGAAGTTCGCCCGCCGGACGAAGAGAGTGGTATTGATTCGGTTGTAGTCAAGACCAAGCAGGAACAGCAAGAGTGGTTGCAAAAAAAATATAAGAAGTTAAAGTTAAAAACTTAGCATTCAAGAAGGGATGAAGAAATGAGCAAAGATTTGTCGGTTGGTATCTTGTCGGATATAACGGTTCATATGAAATATGCTAAATATCTTCCGAACAAAAAACGGAGAGAGACTTGGAAAGAGCTTACTACTCGTAATATGCGAATGCACACGAAAAAATATCCTGACCTTAAAGATGAAATAGAGGATGTTTATAAAAAATATGTTCTGACAAAGAAGGTGCTTCCCTCTATGCGTTCTATGCAATTTGCCGGAAAGCCCATTGAGGTTGCTCCCAATCGAGTTTTCAATTGTGCGTTTCTTCCAATCGACGACTGGAGGGCATTTAGTGAGACAATGTTCCTTCTCCTGGGTGGGACTGGGGTAGGTTTTTCCGTCCAGCGACACCACATAGATAAGCTCCCAGAAATTAATAAGCCCAAAGGTACTAGGACAAGAAGATTTTTAATTGGAGATAGTATTGAGGGCTGGGCAGATGCCGTCAAGAGTCTGATGAGAAGTTACTTTATAGGCGGATCTAGAATAAGATTTGATTATAGTGATATCCGTCCGAAAGGTTCGCTACTAGTTACTTCTGGTGGCAAAGCGCCTGGCCCGCAGCCACTTAAAGAGTGTTTGCTAAAGATCGAGGGCATACTGCGAGAAAAGGAAGACGGAGATAAGCTTGAACCCATTGAAGTTCATGATGTTGTTTGCTATATTGCTGACGCCGTTCTCGCTGGTGGCATTAGGCGCGCTGCGCTTATTTCCCTTTTTTCGGCGGATGATGATGAAATGTTGGCCGCCAAATCAGGGCGGTGGTGGGAGAAAAACTCACAAAGAGGACGAGCAAACAATTCAGTAGTTCTCTTGAGGCACAGAGTAGACAAACAATTCTTTTTGAACATATGGGAACGAGTTCAGGCATCCAATGCTGGAGAGCCTGGATTTTATCTTTCCAACGATAAAGACTGGGGCACCAACCCCTGTTGTGAGATTGGGTTACGACCTTTTCAATTTTGTAATCTGACCGAAGTAAATGTTAGCAATATCGAGGGGCAGAACGATCTTGAGAACAGGGTGCGTGCCGCTGCATTTATAGGGACACTTCAAGCCGGCTATACAGATTTTCACTATCTCCGTCCGGTTTGGCAACGAACCACAGAGAAGGACTCTTTGATTGGCGTTTCTATGACCGGTATCGCATCAGGGCGAGTGCTTGAAGATGATATAGACTTATCTGCTGCTGCTAACGTAGTCAAAGAAGAGAACGCTCGAATAGCACTAGCCATTGGTATTAATAGGGCAGCCAGGACAACCTGTGTGAAGCCTGCTGGGACAACTTCTTTGACCTTGGGTACCTCTAGTGGAATTCATGCTTGGCATAATGATTATTATATCCGGCGAATCAGGGTTAGTAAAAATGAAGCAATTTATTCCTATCTTGCGGAAAACCACCCAGAACTGGTAGAGGATGAATACTTTCGTCCACACGATACAGCAGTCATTTCAGTGCCCCAAAGAGCACCCGAAGGAGCGATTTATCGTACAGAGTCGGCTTTCCAGCTTTTGCGACGCATAAAGAAGATTACGAGCGAGTGGGTTAAAACGGGTCATCGAACTGGACAAAACGGACACAATGTTTCGGCGACCATTTCGCTACATGAGAATGAGTGGATTGACGCTGGAGAGTGGATGTGGAATAATCGCAAACACTATAATGGGCTAAGTGTGTTGCCTTATGATGTTGGATCATATCAGCAAGCCCCATTCGAAGATTGTTCTAAGGAAACTTATGAGGCGCTGTTGGCAAACTTGAACAAGGTTGATTTAACAAAAATTCTTGAAGAAGAAGACAATACAGATCTGAACGGCGAGGTGGCCTGTGCCGGCGGTACCTGCGAAATTACTTGATATAGGTGAAAATATTATGAAAATTATTCCAACAAATAAACGGATACAAGTAAAGCTTTGTGAAGTTGAAATTAAAGAAGCGGGACCACGGGCTTTTATTTTGCCCGAAACAGCCCAGCCGCCATCCGAGCATTTAATGATGGAAGTTATTTCTGTGGCTGCTGACTGTCAGACTGTTCCGGGGGATAAGGTTGTTATCCCAGCCCACCTGCTGGAGACGGTAAATGTTGAGGGCAAAGAGATAAAGTTAATTTCTGAAAACTATGTATTGTGTATTGTTTCCGAGTGAGGAATGTATCTTATGGGACAAGTCTTTGAAAAATGGAATAATTATTTAAATTCCGCCGATAACAGAGAGAATGTAGGTCAAACGTGGCAGATTATCACTGAAACTACTCTTAAGCGGGTCATGACAAAGTACGCTGACGCTGGGTTTATTGTAATTTCTGCCGACCGCACCTGTTCAGCAGAAAAAGGATCACCGTGCTCAGAAGAGGAAGAAGCAGCGCAGAACAAAATAAACAAAGAGAACGAATCAGCGATTAAGGCTGATATCCGAGCCGCCGGCTTTGGTTTCATCCCTTCTTTCGGGGGGTTCCGCGAGAAAGATGCTTCCGGGGAAGGGTCAATCGAAGTGCTTGGGGAAAAGTCATTTATTATTCCGGTTGGCGGATACCGAGGCGAAGAAGCGGGAATCGAAGGATTAAAACAGATGGGAATTGATTTATCGAGAAAATACGGTCAAGATAGTTTCTTTTTTAAGCCTCCGGACGAGGAAGACAAGAATGCGTATTGGATAAACCAAGATGGAAACGTTGACGGGACCTTTACTGGTGTAGTCACAAACGACCCCAAGCAGCAATTTTTTACAAGACTTCGCAAAGATAAGGGTGAAAAAACTTATGGGAAAACATTTACCTATACGGAGGGCGTGGAGCGTGTGTTGTTAATCCCCCCCTCCCCTGATGGTATGGCAGATGCGCGTAAACGATATGGGGAGATATTTTTTCGTATTGATGAAAGCCGCTGTCCATCACGGTCATGTTATGGGGTAAAAAATGAAACTCATACTTGAGAATTTCAAGAAATCTCTTCATGAAGCGCAGATGGCAGAATATGTCCAGGGTGGACGCATAACGCTATATCATTATATGCCTGCCCCTCGCTTTGGGAAAGAGATACAGGATAGTGTTACTGTTGACCCAAAGTATTTTGCGGACCCCAAAACCAGAAGTTCTTACTCAAGAAAAGAGTATGAGGTGAGCACGGTGCCGAGAACTTTTTGGTATGTTGATCCAAAACAGAGAGAAAGACAAGTCGCTCAGGGATCAATTTTGTATAGAGTTAAAATCTCGGCAGATAAAGTTTATGATTTGAGGTCAGACCCAGAGGGATATAAAGCCGCCTTGCGGCACCCTATTTATGGTCTGAGGAAAGGTATGGAGTGGGACACCTTGCTAGAAAAGATAAGAGAAGAATACGAAGGAGTTTTTTATGGTGGAGGTTTTGATGTA